ATGAAGGAGGGGGGCCACTTTTGCGAGACCCCCCCCTATACCATTAATAGCTCGTACCTTCTCTAACTCTTGGTACATAATCTCTTGTAACTTTTAAATGTATACCAAGAGTGTTGTACTTTATAATCTCATTCATTCCTTCATCAATTGATAAAGCATTGTCAGCATCACTAAGTTCATCTGATGATTGTATAACTCTTGCTAACAAGCCACACGTGTTATAACCTTTAGCTACATCAAACGCATACCAATCATCGTAATGAGTGTAAGGATTGAATGGATTGTCAATAGTTGTTAACATGTAATCAGTATCAGCCATTCTAACTCCTTTCTCTTTACTTTAATGCATCTTGAACTGTAGTAGTAGATACACCTAAAGCATCAGCAATCTCTGCTGCTGTGTAACCACTACTCTTCATTGACTGAGCGCGTTGTAGTTTTGCTGTAGTCATAAGAGTTACTGTTCTTGGTGTTGATCTGATCTTTATTGCGTCCAGATCTGTGTTCTGTACAATCTGGCTCAACAAGTTGTGACTAATAGCACCCATTTGAATAGCAGACCATTCTTTGTCTGTGATCTCTATTTTTTGTTTATGGGCACCTGTTCTAGCACGAGCCTCTTCTAAGGCTTGTCCCTTGATCTTCTTTAGATCAGCAGCATCCATGTCAGGATTAGCTGCTTTCTTAGCAGAAACAATGCTGTTTGCTAGGAGCTGGGCCTTTCTTTCAAGGGGCTTATTCCTATTGGCTGCCACTAGCTTAGCACGTAAACTCATAACCTCGGGGGCATGTGTTGCCTTAGCAAGGGGTGAGTATACAAGATTGGGAGTTGTTATAGCAGCAAGTCTTGCCTTGTTAGCAAGGGCCTTTAAACTGTTGGCGTGATCAGCATAGATACTCTCAATGAGTGTGCCAGACGATAGTTTTCTAGCATCTTTTGCTTCTGCCATTCTTGTTGTGGGCGTAGTCTTGGCTACAACAGCACCTTTCTTATTGACATATGTTTCTCCTGTAACTTGATATAACTTCTCTCCTGTTACGGGATCAACATATACTCGACGCTCTTTACCTGTCTTGGGATTAAGAACTTTCTTTCCTTCTTCCCGATAAGGTACTCTTATTTCCGATGACGCTTTAGATATGAGAGTAGATGCACCAGCTCGTTCTCCACCTTGATATTTCTTTTTGAGTTCAGCAATGTTATTCTCAATGGCTGACCTCTTATAATCAAGATGATGCTTCTCTGCATCGATAACAACCATAGAATGCTTTACTGCTCTTGCAATTTCGTCTGGTGTTGCACCACGAATCGTCATATCTGTGATAAGATTAGAAACAACTCCCATTTGCATTTGCTTTGGTGCGCCTTTTGGTTTCTTGCTTCCATAATCGACCTTTCCAGTCGCAGCGTTATATATACCACCATCTATCGTTTTCATTCCATCATGTGGAGGATATGCCGCTTTTGTATCAAAGTCTTTTAATGCTTTGAGACTAGGAGAGGTCTTGATGTCCTTATTTTTGTTTGGAATAACAAGAACCGTATCACCATCGAAATCAGCACCCGAAAGCCTTTCTGCTACTTTGGGGTGAATTCCAACAGCATCTATCGCATCACCAAGTATTCTCTTTGCATCGGCATTCTTATTGTTTACCCGAAGTTCTGGGATTTCGAAAGTTCCACCATGTGGATGACGAATAAGAACAACTGGTTCTCCGTTGCGATAGTTAGGTGCATATATCTCATTCTCTTTCATTGACGGAACAGGCAATATAACATGAGATGCCTGTCTTGGAAGAGCAGCAGCTTTTAGATGTACTGCTGCTGAATCCGCATCATCTGCGAAAGAGTTGAGAAGACGCCGCTTAACAACAGGATTGGTCAGACTCATTATTTCATCTAATTCTTCTACCTTGATGTTCTTAGCCAATTCCAGTTGCTTCTTAGCAAGGGCAGGCGTTTGTTTTGATAGGACTTGTGAAGATATGTTTTTACTCCAGTCAGTCCATGCGCCTTCCTCATTTACAATGTTTAAAGCAGAAAGTTGTTCTTTTCCATTCTTGTCAAGATATTTCTTTTGTCGAACAACAGAGCCGAATGGATTATCGGGATCTTCTTTCATTTCTTTGAACACTTTATTGGGGTCGGTGCCCTTTGCTTTGTTTGAGTTGTAGATAATATCAACACCTTTGGGCATGTTATCCGCATAGATAGCCATACCTTTCATGTAATGTGTACCATCAACACCAACACGAACTTGTGCATATTTAGCGGTACCAAGTGAGATATCATCTACGCCACGACGAAGCTCAATAACTCCGTCTTTGTCTTTTCCTCCCTCTTCGGCATACCGAATCTTAATTCGATCGCGACTAACACTTTTAATGGGCTCAAGTCCAAAGTATGATCTTCCGCTGTCTTCTGTATATGCACCAATTGTCTTTATACTGGCACGATTCTTAGAGACATCAGAATATGCCGTTCCAGGAGGAGCAAGAACTTTCACTGTTGTGAATTTCCCAGTACCTAATTGTTGTGTCTTTAGATAGTGGATGGTGTATCCTTCATCTTCTAGAACTTTGATGGCTGTGTTTAACTTGGTTCTACTAACACCAACATAGCTTTCTACACCGGCACCAATATCAATTAGTTTGTCCTTCTGTACTGCATCACGAAGAACAGAAGCAGTAGTAGTAGTAATATCTGCTTTTGCTTTCAGACTAGGATCAAGCAATGCACGAACTGAAGATTCGTTGAGCCCCATTCGTTTCCCAATGGCCACATTGGACATGCCTTTTGCTTTCAATCGTTCTGCTTGAGAAGTAGCCTCAATGCGGGATTGGTTCTTTTCAATGGACTTCTTGGCACGAAGTTCGGAGGTGGTCATCCCTAGACCTGTGGCTATTTCAACTTCACTTAGTCCTGATTCGGATAAAGCACGAACGTAACCGAGAAAGTCTTTATTTCGTTGCTTTGGATCTTGACCAGATCCATAAGGATACCTCCCGCTTCGACGAGGAGTACCATAGTGTTTGAGCCAGTCCTTAATAAACGACATTGGTTAATCCTCCATTTCTAGTTTCTTCTTTTCAAGTCTCTTGTCAAACTGGACAACTAGATCCATGATCTTTTGAATATCGGTTGCTTTTGGATGATAGATTTGAACATCTTCTCCTTGATAGATTCGTAACTCGATATCAATGGTTTTTGGATCTTCATGATATTCGAGACAAAAAAAGGCAGTATAGACTTCCAATTGACGCATTGAAACTTTGGTAATGCCTGTCTTTAAGTCGTGAATACGTAGTACATTATCACGGAAAGATATGGCATCAGCAGTTCCAAACGCATTTACGGAATAGAATAGAGGTTGTTCGGATTTCATTCGAAACCCAATAGCATCGTTGACAAAACGATTTACAGCATCCTTAGTGTTTCTTTGTTTTCTTCGAAGTCGGATTGCTGTACTTGCAAAGGCGTGGAGTTCTGTTCCTCTTTGAACAGCCATATATCTCTCATAGGCCTCATCTATTTTCTCGGGCTCATAGTTTGTCCAGCTATACTTGCTAGCACCGAGAAATGCGTGTTGACCGTCAAGGTCGTAATGTCTTGTAAAGTTCATTTAGAAAGGCCTCCTCATTCCCAGGATATACAAAGTCCGCCAAAGACATGTTATTCATCTTTTGAATATAGTAGTCTTGGTTTGGACGGTGCGTAGATTTTAAAGACGCCTTGGCATCAAACGCCGCCCAATATGGCCCATCTAATACAAGCCAGTCTGGGATGCCCTGAATGTAGTTCGCATCGTTCTTTAGAATGATCGCACTAGGGTAGAGTTTCTGTATTTTCCTGATTAAAGCCCTTTGAAATACGCTTTCTAGCATTTGGCTCCTTTCTGCCAAATAAAAAAGGAATGTCTATTTTTAGGCATTCCTCTTCTATTATAGCATATGTTCCTGACGCGAGGGCTAAAATGGGACAAACTTTCTCTCATTGAAGTTCTTTTTCTCTCCAAACGCCTTCTCTATGGCGCGATCTATAGGAGAGTCAGAGGTCAGGAAATAGTAGTAGAGATTCCGGTATGGGGTGTTCTGTCTGTCTATTCTACCCATAGCCTGAATTGTGGCTTTATAGGAGTAGTTCCGGGAATATAGAATAGTTGCATTGGTTTCTATACAGTTCCAGGCTTCTCCTGCTGAAATGTAATGGGTTATATAGATCCAGCTTTCTCCTATAGGTATGGGTTCATGCATGTGGCCATTGTACTCAGCAACAGGGACATCAAGAACATCATTTAACCGTCTAAGTATTTCTAACTCATAATCAAAGTTGTAGAATATGATCAATTTCTTGTGTAACTCTAGCAACTTTAGAACAGCATCGAATCTGCTTGGATCGCTGTTCACAACTCGTCGCATCGCGTAACAAGCAGCAGATGCATTTTTTAGTGGTTCCTTCTTGTATGGATTCCAGCGTTTCTTATAGACCTCATTGAAGAGATTTGTATTGTATGGCATTGTCATGTTGACAACGTTGTTTATGGTCTTCTTTTCGTAGTCCATCTTTACAAGGATTTCGTTCTTGAGGCGAACTAGTTTTCCTGTATTGACATACCTGTCAATTTTTGGGTAAGAAGTGAAATTATTATACACAACGTGTTCTCTGACAAATTCTGTCCTATTTTTGTAGAACCCATTCGCAACGAATACAGGAACGTAATCCATCCAAGTATCGCCAGGTGTAGCTGATATGAGTATCCAGGCATTTGCTTTCGCAACTTTAATAAAAGACTTAACCCAAACACCCGAGCCAACAACACGCTGTTCGTCGAATATGAAGAAGGCATCTTTTACATCCTTATACTTAGATATGT